TTACTTGTGCTCTACGTAATTTTAAATCCCCTTTATCAAATAATATTGTGATTTTCTCTTCCTTACCCTTTGTAAGTTCATCACCCTCCATATTGAACGGTACTAAAATTAAATCAAAAGGAATCTTATCAGTATTACTACCGAATTTGATTCTTGCCTTTGTTAAAATTTTACTAACGTTTAAAGTTAAAGAACCGTTGTCCTCTACTTTTGCTACTGAGAATTCGTTATCATATTTCCCAGCGTAAATCTCAATATAATTTGTATTTACTGATTGCCAAGAAATTTTGAAATCTTCGTTGTAACCTCTGAAATCTGCACCCTTGATATTCTCTGGATATGTGATATGAGTAATATCTGGTCCAGGTAAATGAGTTTTACTAAGTACTTGAATAAGTACTCGTTGTGGTTCTCCACTTCCACCTGTCTTTGAGATTGGTTGTAAGTAAAGAGTATAGTTTCCTATTCCATTTGTAAAATCACTAACTGAAAGTTGTAATGTTCCATTTGGTTTAAGTTCTCGTTCTACTTTACCGAGTGTATATTTTACAGAATCGGTAAATTGAGAGAAATATTTTATGTTTAAAAACCCTTTTTGGTTTATATTGTATTGTAGTACATCATTATCTACACCAACAATCGGTTGATTCACTGGAGGTTCAATTGTGAGTTTATTCGCTACTACATTTATTTGAGTTGTACCCGGACCTAATATTTTCTTGAAATCATCTTCCGAGATTGTAGGTTTGTGAGTATCAGGACCAATTACTTCGTATTTTACAAAATGTGTAAATTTAGAAATACCAACTCTTTGTAATTCCATCCAAGGTTGGTCTCCAGTACCATCAAATAAAACTGTAATATCCGTTTTATCACCATTCAGTACAAAACCAGTCTTACCACTTGAAGTAATATATTTGATTATATCATCACTTGAAACATCACCTGATATTGTTACACGGTGTTTAGTAATTTCTTCGGTTGGAAAAGTTGGATGTCTGTCATCATCAACTTCGATAATATCATCATCTGGAATTATATCCAGTTTCATATCGAAATCTAATTTAACATACTTTATTTCAACGTGTGCATTATTGAAAACTCGTGGTTGTGTTACCCAAACACCATCTACCAATTTATCAACTATAATACGATAATTCACTCCTTTCCAGAACATGAAATTTGCATTGATAGTTTTTACACGGTATTGTATTTCAGATGAATAACCTGAAAGTTTTAATTTGAATATTTTCGGTGTAAGTAATTGTTTTTGTGAAAATGTTAAAACACTTGGAGTGATTTTTTCGGAATCAATTCCATCCACTAAAATTTTACTACCCTTTGGTACTGAGGTTAGTTCAATTTGAATATCTTCATCAAATCCAACCATACTAATATAATCGTCAGGATGATCCATCTCAACCTCACTACAAGAACCATCATCAACGGTTGCCATAGGATTGTAGTTTATAGATAAAGGACTCGTGCAACCTCTAATAAATGAAATATCACCAGGATTCTTATCACCATTTGGACCGACATATGTATCTGAACCGGTATTCACATATCGGTTATCAAATATATCACGGGCGTTATCTCCGTTCCCATCGTAAACGTTTCCGTCAAATTCTATTGGTCTTTCTGGCATTTTATTGTTGTTTGTTCTATATAAATATTAGATTTTAATATTCGTATCTATTTCTATTGGTAAAACGTGAACCACCTCCACCGGAAAAGTTTATTGGATCGTTGTAGTCATAATTTTCATAACCACCGTTCCCATTATAGTTATCATCAGGATATCTGAAAAAATCACCATCTTCAAATCTAAAGTCATCTTGTGGAGGATTGAAATATCTACACGGTCCTGGTTTTCTGTAATTTATTGAACTTCTATCCATACAGATTCCTGAAAATCCGATATCAATTGGATCTAAATCGTTAATATCTACTTTACGAACTTTTTGAATTGTTCTGATATCACCGTGAATGTTCGGACCATCGATAAATGAAATTTCTCTAAACTGAAATTCATCCGCATCTACCTTGTGCCATTTTTCATCTACACCTTTATAAGATAACCACGCTGAATCTTCCCACCAATAATATGTTTTTGTTCGTATTGGAATTTCAATTGGTGGAACTACGATATCCACATCTTCTACTGGAGGTGCAGGATAAATACAACTTCCATCGTTGATAGTTGCATCGGCATTGAAATTCTCAGCGTTTGGATCCATACAACCTCTGATTGCCGCATCCACACTTTCTGGAATCGTTGTATCATAAATACTGTCATCCGTTGTTGTTTTCAAAATATCTTCTAATTCATCAAAAGTTACTTGTTCTTCTTTTGAGAGTACCGATTTTTCTAAAATATCTCTTTTTGTCAAAACATAATCAATAGTTTCACTCAGAGTATAAATTACTTTTGTTTTTATTTCATTTATAGAAAGAGAAACCGATGGATTTGTTCCAAGTGGTTTTCCGTATAATGTAGAATTGATATTTGAATCTTTGTTTTCTACCCAGAATTGTACTGATTTTATGAATTTCGTTTTTACATCTAATAAAAATTTACCGAAATCATCAATTTTAAATTCTTTCTTTATTAAATCAATATATCCTTGACCTTCTTTTACTTTTCCTTTGATTTTCAACATTTGTTCAAAAACTTTCGTTAAATCAAGTTCTTCAACGTATTGTTGTACAAAAGAAATAGTATCATCTCTAAATTCACCACCATTTATAAAAACATCATAACGTTCTTCTAAATCAGGTAAAATTCCTTTATCATTTTCATTTACTGGTAGAATTCTGATTTCAGTTCTCGATGGAGAAATTTCGTGAATCCACATTTTGTCAAATTCTACAACTTCTGAACCAACTCTACGATTTACTAAAGTAATTTGAGTTTTGAAAATCCCATTTGAATATCCCGCCTCTTTAATCAAAAGTTCGGTATCCACTAAAAATTCTTTGGCACCGTTTAATTTAATATCCTCAATATCTTCGTTTATTACAAAATATTTTTGTATATTTGGGTCATCCATTGAAATATAACGAACCATTTTTTCATTATCTCCTTGTGGAAGTTGGTTATCGTTTGTATCGTAAAGAACAAATTCAATCATATCGGTATTTCCATACACATCCCAAGTAGTCGCAGATGTTCCGAACAAAGATTCTTTTAAATCTCGTTCAAAAATCTGTCTATCTTTGGTATCTATACGATAACCTTTATGATCTACTACTTCTTTAAAGCCTTTTATTGCCATTCTTTATTTATTTTATGCATCTCTACTTCTAATACGATATCCTGCTGGAATTGAGAACGTATCACCATTTGAAACGGTTACTTTAATCGCATCAATTGATTTTCCAATATGGAATCTTTTATTTTTGTGAGTTTTCACTTGTTTGAATTCAACTGGAGTTTTTCCTGGATCTGAATCAACACGTGCAGGTACTTCTATTCTCTGAGGTCCTCCGATAAATATACCACCACACTTTTTACAATCTTCTCTACTCACTTTTTCATATGTGAAAGTGAAAATTAAAGGTTCTTCGGATAAATTATAAAAATCAATAATTGGACCATTTGCAAACCTCGTGTGACGTAAATAAATCGGCTCACCATTTGGAGTACCGATTGAACTTTCAGGAACTTTCCATCCACTTTGATTTGTTTTTTCATAGAATCCTGGAGTACCCGTTAGTAATGCGGATGATGCTTGTAATTCTTGTTGGTCATCTAATGCATCTGCCGCCTGTTCAACTGATTGTTGTAAGTTTTCAACTATCACTCTCATTTGTTCTAATTGTTCTTTTAGAACTTCTTTCTGTGCCTGTAATCCAGCAACTTGTGCTGATAAACTTACTCTTTCAATTGCTTCTTGAATTCCTTTTTGCATAGCAATTTGAAAATCATTCAGAACCGCAGAATATCTATCGGTTGAAGATTGAGTTTCATTATCTGCCGCCGCTCGTAAAAGTTTTTCAGAATCTACGGTTTGGTTTAATAATTCTATTGAAATATTTGCAGTTGCCAATTCTGATATTTTTTTATTTAACTGTTCTCGTAAATCTTCTAAGTCATTTATACTTTCATCATACAACTTTTGTAAATCATCGTATGTTTCTTTTGGAACTGTTAAAGGTTTGGTTTTAGGTGGTTTGTTTATTAGTTCATCTACCTTTACATCTACTGCCTTTGTAAGTTCATCTTCTAAATACTTAGGTTTTTCTAAATATCCGGAAACTGCTTTTGGTTTTTCTGTAATTGTTACAAGATTTCCCTCTTTTTTACTTTCTGAAATTATAATTCCACCGTTTTTCAATAAATCGAATTCGGTATCAATAGTTTCTGATTCAGTTTTAGGTGCAGAATAATCAACTCCCAACCTATCCATTATTACCTTTTTGTATTCATCGGTATATTGGTCAGATTGTAGAATTTTATCAATTCCTTTTTTTATTTTTTCAGAGGATTTATCCATTTTTTACTTTTCTACTGTAAATGTAATACTCGGATCAGAAATAATCATTTCCGAACCACCAATTGTTGTTTTTATTTCAATATAATAATCTCTACCAATTTCCCAATTGTGTAAATTCAATTTAAAGTAGTTACCTACTGAGTTACAACTTACAGTACTTCCTGCTCCATATGGTGCAACAATTTCGTGTGTTATTGAATCTTTAATTTGGTAATACGTTGTCTTTGGTAAAAATTGTATATCTGTATAACCATATTGTTTTGTATATGTTTTCATCGGATATTTTTCTCTACCCACAATTTTTATATTTACCGTTGTATCTACTTTATATGTTGATTTTAAATTCTTAAATTTAATTTGAATATCATCAGAAACTAATTCTGTCAAATCTCCAGTATTAAATTCTGAATCATCTACACTTATTCTTAGTTTCGGTTGGTAAATTGTATTTGTTTCTTTACTGAAATATTGTAATACACCATATTCGTTACTATCATCCTCCATCGAACTGGTAAATGATAATAAAAATCCCTCATTATTATATCGGTTAGCAATCCACCCATCTACAATTGGTTTTACATCCATTTCTAAATCTGAACCTAAATATTGTAATATATGAGAAGTTTCATCACCGGTATGAATATCGCCTCCAGAAGATGCCCAATATTCACCGTTTTTTCTCTGTCTCCACGTTACACCGTCCGTACTGATATCATCGAATTTTGTACCGATACCCATATCCCAACTTCCATTTACTGGATTTGCCGTGATTGTATATTCAGATGGAATCTCAGAACTTTCTGCCTCCTTTAATACAAGAAATGCAGAATTTATAGTTAAAGAAAGTGAATCTAAAAATGATTTTGTTTTTTCGATATCAAATTTTATTAAAGGACGGGAGATTTCTAAAGAATCACCATAATAGGTTTTAGAAATTTCTAAAATTTCATCTAATCCGGTGTTCTGTTCTCGTTGCCCTTTATACAACGTTGAATCTTTAATGGCTGTTTGAAAATAGTACATATTATATTACTTTACCTTTTATATCTTTATTTGGGAACTTGATTTCAAAAATCGATGGATCCAAACTCGGATAAATCATTTTTCCTTTTGTTGCTTCGGACAAATCATAAGAATGTCTTGAATATTGACCTAAACATTTATTTTCCATAATAACTTTCGGTACTGAGGAAACTCCCTCTACACCAGCAATTATCAATTCTACTTCACTTATATTGATTGCCATATTAAATGACCAGTTATCAACATTGAAATATTCTTTTAATTTATTTATTACGGTTACTAAAACTTCTCGTTTGTTGTACGAACCATAAACACGGATTTCAAAATCAACTCCAAAGTTTATTACGAAACCATCAATGATATTTACACCATCGGTTAAAAGTCGGTACTCATTCAAATAAGTTTTTACATTTTCTTTTACTGCCTTATTTAAAGTTGATAATTTCTTTTCAGAATCATAACCAAGAATGTAAAGGTTTAATGCAAAAGTTGGATTATCTTTTTGACCATAAGGTGCAACGTATGCTTTGGCAACCCCACCGAATTTTGGTGGCAATGATAAAACTCGTACTTGATAATCTTTTGCAGTTACTGCTCTGTTTTGAGATGCAAAATTTGCTAATGAATTTTCTCTAATTTCCTCAATGGTTTCAGCACCACGACCACCCGTTGCAGGTTCTTCGTTTTCTACTGCTACTGAACTTTTCATTTGATTGTACTGAATTAAATGTGGTCCTGATAAACTACTCGTATCATCTTCAAAATCAATACGTAATATACGTGTTAATGTACCCTTTTTAACATTTGATGTTACACCACCTCCCACAAGATAACTAACTGTTAACGTGGTGTTTGAGGGTGCCTGACCGTATGTTCTGGTTTTCAAGAAGTTAGCTGGATCAAATGATGCTCCTAACTTATCAATTGAACTTGGTAATCCCAATCCAACGTTTTTGAAGTTTGGAATTAAAGTTTCATCTCCAGTACTTGAATTTCCACCACCAAAAACTAAAGAAGTTGTATTATCGGCATTTACCTGAGTTACAAATCTTCGTGAGGTTTTTAATAGTTTTAAGATATTTGGTACTGTATCTTTATATTGTACAAGATTTTGGTCTGTTTCTTCCGTTGCAGGATAATCGATATAAACCATTTCTTGTGCCAAATATGGAACTTCGTACCATTTATTTCCTTCTGAATCTCGTACATCGTAAACGTCAATAACGTTTGTATCACTAATCTCAATTTTTGAATATTGGTCTGGAGATGCAAATGTTTTTTCAATTGTTTGTACCGTTGCCGAAATTGCTTTGATTTTCTTTTTTACTAAATAAATTGATGGTTCTCCAGAAACAGGATCATTTTCGTGTACTGAAATTTCTCTTTCATCTTTTACGTTGAAATCTAAAAGTTCGGTTGTTCTGAATAAAGTTGATGTTTCAGAACTCTCAATTACCATTCCTTCCTTTATTCTCATATAAAAACGAGAATCTGGAGAATTATTTACACCGTTACCAACCGCAGGAACTAATTGATAAACTGAAAGTGTCACTAAACTCGGTGTGGTTACTTTTGCTTTATATCCAAGATAAGTTGCAAGTGTAATTACATTTGATCTATCTTCGGCATACAACATCATTGATTCTTTAAGTGAATCATCAATATAATATGAAAGTACATCACCTAAATATGATGCCATTTCAATAAACATCATTCCTGGTGATGCTTCGTTAAAATCCGAATATGTTTTTGGGAAATAAGTTTTTGAATACTCAATTAAGTTATCACGAAAACTCGCAAAGTCTTTATTGAGATATTTTATATCTCTACCCTTATTACTACTTTTTGTTATACTGTTTAATGCCATCTTTTATTTATTATCCTCGTATTGTAAAGGTTACGACCTGTTGTGTGATTTCATTTCCTACTGTAAATAAGATTTTCATTTTTGCTAAATGTGCATCTTTCATTTCATCAGTCATTTCTACTTCAATTTCATCAATGTTGATATAAGGAAGCCAGAAATTTACACTATCTGTAATTGTATCTTGTAATCTTTCCTCAAATTCATCGTTACTGGTCATAGGTTCAAATAATAATTCTTCAAGACCCGTACCGAAATCCGGTTGCATAATTCGCTCACCTCTCTTCGTTAAAAGTAAATTTCTTAAATTACTTTTTGCCTGTTCAAATGATTGAAACGCTTGTTCAAAATATCCAGTCTCACCCAATCTAACTGGCAAAGTGATACCATATGCGTAATTATCAAAATTCGCAGTATCTTTAACTATTTTTTTACCAATTACATATGCCATTTATTCTTTTTTTTCTTTTGTTAGAATGTATCCAAGAAACGAGAAACTCGCCAATCCGATAATTATGAAAAGTGAAATCCACATAATTTATTTATTTTTGAAATGTTTAATTCCCCAAACAATAATGAAAATTACAATCAGACCTCCTACGTAAATTAAAAACGAATTATCTTCTAATATCTTTTCCATTATTATCTTGTTTTAAATTTCTTTACTAATGATGAATTATCTCGATTTAAAATTCTATCTAATCCAGGTAATCCCGTATTTACTCCTAATCCACCTGTTGTTGGAGAACCAGTTTCTTGTACTGTTTTTCTTCCCATTTGACCGGCGGCTACGGTGTTCAATACATCTTTTCCACCTTGTGCAAGATTTGTACCGAAGTTTAACGTATCCGTTTGTTCGTTTATTGCATTTGCCCCATTAAAAGGAACGGTTTCATTCAGAATATCATTTAATACTGAATTTGATGTATAATGTTTCTTTTCCTTTATTGGTGCCACTACATTTTCAACTTGTGGTGTATGACCATCCTCAGTTAATAACCTATCTTCATCTAACATTGCATTTGCTAATGAGAACGGGTCTTGTTCAACTTCTTCTTTTACCACTCGTTTTTTTGTAACGGTTTTAGTTTCATTGAGCACTTTTTGAACTCCCTCTTTTACCAATTGTGGTAACTGACGTTTAAGTTCTTGCTCAACAACCAATTTAATGATTTTCGCTAATTTCTTTGTATCCATTTTGTTATTCATTATTACTGTTTATAAATATATGATTTTTTTACTTTTGTATATTATGCGTAATAGCACTTGATTCCAGGTTTATATCCACCTTTATACATTGTGAGTATTTGTTTTCTGTTACTACCGTTCTTTTTGTTACTGATATGCAACCAGATTGAATTTCCATGTTCAAAAATGAATTGGTCAAAAGCGAGATTTTCAACAATCCATTTTGAAATCGGTAAATAATCTTTTGGTTTTAATCCAGGAAACTGAATATCCATTGCCTCTCCTTTTTCGTGTTGTGAGATTCTTCCGGATCTTGTTATCCCACCTCTAAATGCTGAATTTACTTTTACACTTGGGAATTTTGTCTTTATTGGTTCGAGTATATTTTCAGAAAGTGATTTAAGATTACACACAATATCCTCTTTGGTTAAATTGTGCTGTGCCTTAATTCTATGTGGAAATGATACCAATAATGATAAATCTTTAACTTTGTAATTTGCAGAAAGATTATTACCATAATTAAACGGATCACCACACGTTACATCTTTGTTTTCTTCGTTACTCAGTTCCGTTTGAATTGCTTCTTCCGAAAGAGTGTGAGTTTTATCTGGTGGCATTGCCGCCATTATTGCTTTTGTTTTTTGAGTTGGTGGGTCTTGTGAATCACTAAGAATTCCAACTCCTGTTTCTGCAACAACTGCTCTTGCACCCTCAATCGTATTATTATCTTCGGGAACTTCCTCTAATAATTTTTCAACGGTTGGTTCTTTAATTGGAACTTCTGGTTTCGGTGGTGATTTTGATGCAGGTGGTACGGTATATCCTACCCATTGTACCAAACCTGGTGCAGGTGGAACTTGTGGAAATCCTGGATATAACGAAACGGTGTTATAAATTCCCTCTATTGAAAATAAATGAATATTCATTGCCATTATCAACATATCCAAAAATTGATCCGTATCATTCGTTGGATATTGTTTTTTGAAATCGGGAAAATCTCCTGGTTTCGTTACAAGTGCCGAGGTAGTGAGAATATTTTGGTAAGCTCCCGTTGCTGGAATTATTGGTGTTGGAAATTGATACAAAGTTGCACCAATCCAATACATTTTTATTCCTTTACCGAGTTGGTTTATGATGTCGTGTTGTCCTTCTCTTTTTTGTAATGCAACAAGAGCTGCGAGATTTATCATCGTTTCCATTAAATCCTTGTTTCCTTTTTGGATTGAGGCTTTATTGATTGTTTGATATCCACGTCTCATTGCCATATCATATTCAGAAGTAAATTTCTTAGCCCAATCTTGATACTGAGAAATCCCATTTTGGTTTCCCATATATAAGGACATTGATTTTTTGAATATTTCCCAAGACATTATTCTGTATAATTAAGAGTTGATTTTATATCATCCAATTTTGCTTTGATTTTGTTAAACTTGGATGCATTTGTTGGTCCAGTTGCAGATGGTCCAGATGGAGTTGAATAAACTTGTTTTACAATTTCATCTAAAATTTCACCGAGAATATCAACAAGGGTTTGCCCTCGTGCCAATGGTTCTTCGGTTTTTTCGGTATTCAAATAAATATTTCCTTTACCACCAAGAATGAAAGTATCAGAATCGTTGGTTTTTATTTTTACATCACCGTTGAAATTTAGGTCAGCTCCTGATTTTCCATTATCGATACTGAATTTACCATCGGAAATAAATCCATAATTTGATTTTGAGTAAAATATCATTTCGGAGTTACGTGAGGATAAAATAATTCTACCTGATGAAATCAACGTTTGATCAACATCATCAAATTTACTTGGATAATCTTCAAAATTATCAGGTTTGGTTTCAAAATCAGTAGATCCACCATCATCAATTGTTCCAGGTTGGAAATTTAATAAATGGTCTTTGGATGAAAGTACGATTGTAGAACCATCTCGGTTGATATCTTCTTCCGTTACATCACCGACTTCTAAATCATTCAAGGAAACATCGTTTTGTCTGTTTCTTAGAATAATAGTTGGTGAGAATTTCCCATCAGTATTATTATATCCAGAAAATCGTATTGATTGTCCGTATCTACTTTGAATCAATTTATCACCCTCGTATAATTTTAATTTGTTTATTTGAGTTTCTTCAAAGAATTCTCCTAAATCGGTATCTCGGTCATCAGTACCACTTGTTTCTGGAATCTGAGTTTCGGAAGTTTTGGAATAATCACCGGCGGTATTGGATTTCGGTTCTGTAAGTTCAAAAACTTCCTTATTATAGTTTATTTTTGCGTTACCCTTGTTCAATAATCCTTTTGTGATTCTACGGTAATACGAAACATTACCCACTCTCACCATTTCTACGGTTTCCCCAATCAACGGTACATCTAAATTCAAGGAATCTAAAGGTGGATAATCGAATAAATCAGTTTCACTTGAAGTTTGGTCACTCAATGGTCGGATGACTGCGTTTCCTACAATAGATGTATCCTTTCCAGTACTGAAATTTTCATTATCGGTTTTTAGGATTCTCGGATGTTCTTCATTCAATATAACATCTACAACAATACCAACATTCGGTTTTACTGAAAATGTTGTACGGTTGGTGTTACTCGATTGTTGACTACTTCTTACTCTCTGACTCATTAGTTTTTATTTTTTCTTTTAATCCCTCTACGGCGAATTCCAATTCATCAACTTTATCGGAAGTTTCATCGGCAACGGTATTCATTACGTTTTCTACTTCGGATAACAATTGTTCTTTTTCTTTATCAGTAAGGAAACCATCCTCACCCTCAGATGCACCAGTCGCATTCATCATTCTTTGTGCAATTGTAGCTAATTTTATTAATGATTCATCGTTTCTTACTGAGGTATCAACCAAATCCTTTATAATCGGTCCGATTAACGCCCAATCACCAACGTGTCTTA